TAGTTCTGCTAACTCGGTTGCAACTACTACAACTCCTGCCATTATTAAAGTATCCCTTGGTCCACTTGCTAAATATCCAGGGTATTATGTTAATAATGACGGATTCTTAGATGATGCGATTTACATCCAAGATAGTAATTATTACCAAGCATTTTCGTATGTTATTAAGATTGACCAATCTTTAAATACATATAAAACTATTGTTAAGAATTTAATTCACCCTGCTGGTATGGCAGTTTTTGGTGAGTATGATTTACGTAATGAATTTACAATTCAGACTGCTATTGAATCTCTAATTAAGATTCTTTCTATTACAGTATCAGATTCAGCAGTATCAGGTAATAATCTAGAGATTAAGAATATAACTAAAATTCTTAATTCACAAGTTTATAATCATTATTTAAATAATGGGGTAACCCTTGACGTTGATACAGTAGGTACTAATGACTTTACTGGAACATTACTAAATAGAACATTACCATTCTTTACTTCAACTAAACCTCTTGGAACCCATGCTACTCTAGCAGGTCCAACTGAAAATTCTACAGTTTTACCAACAGATTCAGGTGGATTGATATTATTTAACCCATATGTTGATGCTGGTTACTTTTTAAATGACGGTGGTTCATATGTTGGAACCCCTACAACTTTCTAATTAAGGAGATATTATGAACTTAAACGATACATTCAAACCAACTGGCGAACTTGAGATAGTTGTTCGTGGACCAGATGGCAATATTAAAGAAATCCGTAAAGCAAAAAACTTAGTAGTTTCTGCTGGTAAAACATACATTGCTTCTCGTATGGTAGGAACTTCTTCAGGTATTATGTCACATATGGCTATTGGTACTGGTACTGCAACACCTGGAGCGTCAGATACTACATTGGGTACTGAGGCTGGTCGTGTTACTTTGGCTTCTGGTTCTAACTCTGCTAATGCTATCACTTATACTGCTACATTCCCAGCTGGTACTGGTACGGGTGCTATTACTGAAGCTGCAGTTTTAAACGCAGCATCTGTTGGTACTATGCTATGTCGCACAACCTTCCCTGTAGTTAACAAAGCAGCTGGTGATTCTATCGCTGTTACATGGGTAGTTACAATCAGCTAATTGGAAATCTAAATGTCATCATTACTAAAATCTCCGTTAAGCAACTCTATTGCTAACGCAGTATATAATGAAATCCAGAATCGTAGTGCACGTTATTACTACTTTTTAGGTAAAACTATTAATTGGACAGATGAGACTAATCCTCCATATCCAATCGATAGTTTCAATTACGAATTGCAATCTCGTAATGAAATTATTACTTTAAAAGAACTTAACTCAACCGATGTGGCTTTCGTAATTCCTAGAGTAGACTGGGTCACTGGTCAAGTTTGGGATATGTATGATGATCAATATTCCACAGAAGTGCAAGGTATTAATTTAATTGCGGGTGGATTTGGTTATTCTTCAATACCAACTATTACTATTACTGGTGGTGGTGGAACTGGTGCGTCAGCGTCAGCTGTTCTTAGTAATGGTAGTATTATTGGCATTACGCTAAACTCTCGTGGTACAGGTTACACCGCTATTCCAACTGTTACTATCTCTGGTGGTGGTGGATCAGCTGCTACTGCAACTGCAGTTGTTAATATTGCTCCTTCTGGCGCACAGCGTTTGGAAGATACAAATTGTTACGCTATTACTGATGATTTTAACGTATACAAAGTTCTTGATAATAACAATAACGCAATTTCAACTTATAAACCAGTTGGTACTGTTGTAGATCCAGTTATTATGCCTGATGGATATATGTGGAAATACTTGTACAGTATTCCAATTGCTCTGCGTAATAAATTCTTGACTGACGTATATATGCCAGTCGTTAACTCTATTCGTTCACAGTTTTATTCTGGTGGTGAGATTTTAAATATTAAAATTGACAACGCTGGCCAGAATTATAGTTTCGCAAACATTACAGTTGCAGGCGATGGATTTAGAGCATCTGATCCATTGTTATTAAATGCACTAACAATTTCTGCAGGCGGTACTGGTTATACTTCTGGTGCTACTTTAACTGTTGCTCCTCCATTTAATGGAGCCAATACTTGGGTTGCTGGTGTTGGCATTCTCCTTGGTCAGAAAGTAGAATATTTAAATAATATGTATGAGTGTACAGTTTCAGGAACTACTGCTACTCCTGGACCTAGTCATAAATCAGGTATTGTTGCAAATGGTACTGCTGGATTAAAATATATTGGCACTAGAGCAACTGGTACACTAACTGTTACAAGTGGTGTAGTTACAGGTTATACACTAAATGGTTCTATTTTAGATATTACAATAACCAGCGGTGGTATTGGATATTCTTCTGCTCCAACTCTGACTATGACTGGTGGCGGTGGTAGTGGTTTCGTTGGTCAAGCG